TCTGGTAAGTCGCGCTGGAGATATGGGGAGCCTATCGTGGGCAAAGGTGCGCAGAGTTCACGCCGGAGACGGCAGAAGCCGACGTTCTGGAAGACCAGGCCGAGGCGTGTGGACGCCGACGCGCCGCTGCTCGTGAAGCTCCGGGAGCTGCACCAAGAGGCCACGGGACGGCCGGTCGAGGACGAGGGGAGCGGGTAGGGCGTGGAGATGTTCATGCTGAGTCTGTCCGTGCGGACGGACGACCGATACCTGCAGCTCACGCCCGTTGGGCGCCTCACGTTCATCCAGGCGGCCGCCGCATTCGACGGCAACTGGGCGTTCACGCAGTACAGCCTCACGGGCATCCTGGCGGCCGCGTTCCCGGTGGAGTCCGGACTGGCTGACGATGGCGATCCGGAAGCTCAGGCCTGGATGGATGAAGCTCGGGAGCAGTTCGTGAAGGCCATCGAGTTGGGTCTGTTCGTGGTGACGCCAAGCCCACATGGGCGGATCATCGCGTATCGTCGCTGGGAGAAGTACCACGAGTCGTTCGGGTCCCGCGGGGCTCCAGAGGGTCCGATGAGTCGCGAGATCGCGCTGATGCGCGACTGGACGAAGACGTCTCCCGGGAGCCTCAAGAAGCTCCAGCGATGGGCCGAAACCTACGACCTCATGGACGTTGTTTTCACGGACGGGAAGCCCTCTCCAGTCCAAGATGAGACTGGCTTTTCTCTAGTTCCACCAAGGGTTTTCTCTAGCGGCGCTAAAGCGGCGCTAAAGCCCAGCTATAGCGCCGCCATAGCGGCCCCTAAGCCAGGGCATTCTCCTGGGCATTCTCCTGGGCATTCTCCTGGGCATTCTCCAACGAGTACATCGCCGCCGACGTCGTCGTCGGCTCTGTACGGTGCGCAAGAGCGCGACAAGCCGGCGGCCGGCGGCGAACGCGCTGGTGGAAACGGCAACGGCCAAGAGCCGGCAGTGCCGGTGGCGATCGCCGTGGACGATGACCCGTTCGGCGGCGGCGTTGCGATGACGGGCGCGTCGGCACCGGGTGAGCGGCTCGGGGCGGACGAGGCCCTTCGACGCGATGCAGACAGCGCATCGGCTCAGGGTGAGCGGTTGGGAGCGGACGACGAGCCGGACCTCCCGGTCGCGGCGGCCAGGCTGCTGTCTGCGGTCGACTGTCGGGTCGGTGAGCTCCACGAACTCTTCCCGCGAGTGGCTGCCGGGGCCAGGCTCGAGCACGCGCTCGGGCTGGCGGCGGACTCGGAACGCGGCACGAATCCGGGTGGACTCTTTCGGAGCAAGTGCAAGCGGGGCGAGGTGGCCAGTGACCGCGGCAGAGTAGCCGCGCGCCAGGCGCTCGGGATCCAGCGGGCCGAGGAGCCGAGGCGGCGCCAGGGCGGAGTCGCGATAAGCCTCTGGTGCCCGGTTTCGGGCCATCGGGCCATCGACGACCTGTGGTTCGGGGTGGGGCCCAAGCCGTGCTGCCGTGAGTGCGGGGCCGAGGGGGTGACCCGCGAGGAGAAGTACGGGGCCAGGCCACCGTAGCGGCGGCGATCGCATGGCGGTGCACAGGGGCGACGACGCGGAGGAGGACAGGGCATGTTCGGACACTTACCGACCCTGAAGATCGCGGTGTTCCAGACCGACGACACCGGCACCGAGCTGGCGACGATGTTCCGCGAGATCGGCGGGCAGCCGCTCGGCCGGCACGCGACGGTCGCGATTGTGCACGAGCTCGGGACAGACCGGTGGCGGGTTGGGGACCTGATGAAGACGCAGGCCGGCTGGGCGCTCGAGAAGCCCGATGAGGCGCTGGTTCTCGGCAGCGAGTGTGAGGCCATCGAGGCTCTGCTGGTGGCCAATGTGGGTAGCGTGGATCTGTGGCGGAGTGCGGTGGCGGCTGAGCTCAGGCAGCTCACGCTCAACTTCGTGGATCCCACGACCGGAGAGGTACGGGCGGCGTGAGCGCTGAGGCGGCGGAGGCAACCAGGTTCTGGGTAGAGTTCTTCGTGCCCAGCCAGCCGGTCGCACAACCCCGGCGGCTCGTGGTGACGGTTGGCGGCCATGGCCGGTCCGTGGAGGCGCCGAGCCGGCACCCGATCCACGCATGGAAGAGCGCCGTGCAGGCGGCGGCGTATCCGCGGCGGCCGCCGGAGCAGCTCACGGGCCCGGTGCTGGTCACGCTGGAGTTCGGGTTCCAGCCACCCGGGAACGCGATCCTATGCGCGAAGACGAACCCGCACCTCCGGAGCCAGTGGTGCATCACGAAGCCGGACCGGGACAACCTCGACAAAGCGGTGCTCGATGCCCTGAAGCAGGTCGGGTTCTACCGGGATGACTGCCAGGTTGTGGATGGCCAGATCAGCAAGCGCTACACCCGGCCGTGGCTGGGCGAGATACCGGGCGTGTCGATCCGGGTCGAGGAGCTGGAGCCATGACGCCACAGCCGCTACCGGAGCGCAACTGCGTGGCATGCGGGAAGCCGTTCCAGCCGCTGGGCAAGCGGTACGTGTACTGCGGCCCGGACTGCTACCGCCGGCACCACAACACCAGGAACCGCAACGCGCCACACGGGCGCCCGGAGCCACGCATCTGCCCGGCATGTGGCGCGACGTTCCAGCCCAGGACCGTGATGGGCGTCTACTGCAGCCGCAGGTGCTACAAGCGCCAGTATGGGGCCAAGCGGTACTGGGACGCCAAGCAGGCCAGGGGAGGGGTGCGGCCCCAGCCAGTGGCTGCCGAATCGTGGGTCGGGGCCCCGCACCCCGGGGTCGTTCGAACGAATGCGGGCGGGTTCACCGAGGGTAGCCACGAGGCCAGTTGCCGGGGTGGCGGACCCGCGAAAGACGGCCTGGTGGGCTACGTGCCGGACACGCTCGGGGAGCTGGATGAGAAGCTCATGGAGCGCGAGATCGACTACCAGCGGAGGAGGGCTTTGAGTGACAAGCAGCAGGAGGGGCAGTAGGCCGGGGACCCCGGCGGGCCGAGGCTCTTGGAGGGGACTGCGGCCAGCAGAGGTAGGGACCCCGGCGAGGAAGCAGTTCGTGGAGTTCACAACCGAGGCCTGCGCATCAGGTGAGCCCATGATCGCGTCGGCGAGGCGGGAGAGGGTCCGGCGACCAGCCGCGACCCCGGGCGAGATCGTTACTGGGCTGGTGCTGATCCTGGCCGGGATCGCGGCCCTGTGGGCCATGACCCGCGGGGCCGTGGGCGACGTGGGGGCTGGGTCGGAGGAGAGTGCGCCCAGCTACCTGTCGGCCAGGCAGCGGGAGCGGGCCGGGCTGCCGCCACGTGTGGCGACGTCCGCGCCGGAGGAGCCGGTGGGTGTTCCGGGTGCCGACACCAAACCAGGCCCGCAGATCGACGCTGAGGGGCTGGGGGCGGCGATCCTGCAGGATGCCAGGGCGGCGGGCCAAGTCGTTGACGACATCCTCGGCCGGCAGGGCGAGCTGGGCGACGGTGAGGTGTATGACCGGGCCCTGGAGACAGCCAGGCGGGCCCGGAACCAGGGCGTCGACCCGCTGGCCATCCTGCCGCTGTCCGCCCTGATGGACACGGCCAACGTATCGGGTGATCGGGTCGCGAGACTGGTTGAAGTGCTCTCGCGGGACGGCGCCACGGCGGCCGGCCTGCAGGTGCAGATCCATCGGCTCCGGGATGACATCGCCCCGGGGCTCGCGTATGAGATCGCGTGGGCGGTGGCCCGCCAGGCCCGGAACTTCGAACTCCGGCCCGCGCTAGTGATCGCCCTCATCAGCGTCGAGAGCGACTTCACGCCGTCCTGCCATTCGGCCACCGACGACTCAGGCCTGATGCAGCTTCACGGTCGACCCATCTATGGCGTCCGCGAGAACATCGCGGACGGGTGCCTGGAGCTCCGGGGTTGGCTGAAGCAGGCAGGCTGGAATGAGCGCGAGGGCCTGGCGCACTACAACGGCGGCAACCGGCCGCCCGGAGTGAGCTACCGGTACGCGGACAAAGTGCTCGCCAGGGCGGGGGTGCAATGATGCCGAGGATCACGTTCCATGGCGCGTCTGATGACCTCATCGAGATCCTGGGGCCCTGCGAGGACGAGCCCTGCCCGGGCCTCACGAACCGAGGCGAGTACGGGCGCCTGGACGGCAAGTGGGACGACGGCCGGCCGGCGGAGTTCGTGATCGTGGATGAGGCTTCTGTTGTGCAGGCCCGAGTCCAGACCATCTATGGCAGGAACGGCACGTGGTCGTTCGCGTGCGGGATGGCCGAAGAGGACCAGAACCCATTGGAGCACATCACCGTGAGCCACGAAGCGCGCGGCTACACGATGCTCCTGCACCTGGATGTGCCGGACGGCTGGCGGGCTCTGCCCAACTGCACGGGCGGTGATAGCGATGGATAATCGCCTGCGGTGCGGCAAGCTGGAGGCAATCGCGGATGAGTTCCTGGGCAGCGTCCATCTCGGACTGAGTGACCGGCTCAGGGGCCACATGGCCGGTGAAAGTCTGCATGATCTGGCCACCATGGCGCAGGCCGCCGCGGCCTGTCTCGCTGAGGCCAGGGCGCAGCGGGCGGAGGAGACGGAGCGAGCCGAGGAGGCCAGGATCACCGAGCAGTTACGCGATGCACCGAAGCCGCGCCGCACGGATGTGCACCTGCGGGTAAGCGGCCCCGAGGAGGTTCGGCCATGAACATCCAGCACACACGCACGATCCGGCGGCCGATAGCGAGCGGGGAGTGGTGCCTGGTGGGAGCGGTTAGCGTGCTGATCGCGATTGTGGTATGCACCGCCCCGACCGATAGTGCTCCTGTGGCTGTGGGGATTGTGGCCACCTGTTTCCTCCTCGTCGGTTGGGCGTTCAGTCTGCACGCGATCACGGTGCCCGACTACGCGGCAGAACTAGAGGCCCTGCGGTGCCGGCTGGCGGTCGTCACGGAGGAGCGGGACAACCTGCTGGCGCTCCATCGGGCCCGGCAGCGGGGGTATGTCGAGGAGTCCGGACAGGAGGCCCATGATGCCGCCCTGGGTGGCTGAGGAACTGTTCCGTGCCCGGCGGGAACTCAGGTCGCCCGACACCGGGGCCGTCTATGCGGCCCTGCCGGTCCGGCCGGGCGTCTGGCTGCTCTCTGTGTGTCCGGACGCCGATCCGCTCCGGCATGCGTATGTGAACACCCTGGGTGGCGACATGATCCAGCCCACCGCCCAGGCATTCGGGAGCGCGGATGAGGTCGTGGATGCGATCTCGCTCTGTGAGGCCAGTCTGCTCGGTAGGGCGCCGGTGGCCCGGTCCGCCCGGGCCATGACGGCCGAGACGGCGGCCCGCTATGGGATCAGGCACCGGGGCGGCGGTGGGCTGGTGCAGCAACCGCCGCCGGTCACCAGCGCGGACGCGGTGTCGGTCGGGTCAGTGGACGCGGTAGTCGAGGGAGGGGTGAGGTAGTGGACAGGGATGCTGATATTGTCCGCCTGGTTCCTGGGGGCGAGAGGAAGATCCTGCCCGGCCGGCCGGCGGGGCGCAGGCCCGCGGTGGGCTGTGGTGTGGTGTTGAGCCGGGCACGTAGTCGTGGCCTCGAGCTCGCGCAACACGGCCCGACCGATGGAGCGGTCGCGTTCGACCAGCAGGCTGACCGGCTGGCGGCAGAGTTCCGGCGCGACGGGCTGACCCGTGAGACCATCGTGACCATCGCGCTGCTGGCTGAGGGGCTGCGGCGCTACAGCGCGACAGAGGGCGGTGAGCAGGATGGCAGTGACACCACGCGGTGATGAGATCAGGGCCGTGGCCGAGCTGGCCTATCGGCTGTCCTGTGAGCTGGATCAGTTGAGCGAGGACGCGGCCTGTGTGTGCGTCAGGCTGCCCGAGCACTACGATTGGCTAACCGATACGGCGGATGTCCTGGAGGTCGTGGGCGATGGCCTGATGGGTCAGGCGTTGCGCGTGGACGCGATGACGCCCGAGCAGATCGCCGAGATCGATGCCAGGAAGGGCGGTGGGCAGGATGCCTCCTAGCCTGCACGGTCGGCTATGCCGGGAGCAGCACGAGGGTACGGCGCACGTGTACCTGCGCAGCATCCCGGATGAGTTGACACGCGTCGGCCGAGTGAAGCCCGGCGAGGACTGCTACGTCTGGGCGTGCCGGCCGACCCGGTACGTGATCGTGGCTACGGGCGATGTTGCGGACGGGGCGATCCTGTACGGCGTCGACGTCCTGCGGGATACCTCGGGCAAGCCGACGCGCATCTGCGAGGGGTGCCGCTCACTGGTGCGGTCCGCCCAGCGAGACCTCTGCGTTCACGATCAGTCGGAGCCGCCGGCTGGGCACCATGCCCAGTATGCGCGGTACCGCACCGAGCCACCGCCGGGCGAGCGGCTCCGGGAGGTGGGGGCTGATGCCTAGACTGATCGGGTTGGCCGGCCTGGCCGGCTCAGGGAAGAGCACTGCCGCCGAGGCGTTGGTGCGGGAACTGGGCGGCGTGCGCATCCCGTTCGCGGAGGCGTTGCGGAGGATTGTGGACGGGGCCGGCGTGTGCCCACCCGAGGCCATCCGGGACGCCAAAGACGGCAAGCACTTCGGGACATTCGAGTGGTCGCTTACGGACACCGCCTATGCGTTCGGCGCTGCCGGGGTCTCGCGACACAGCAGGGGCAAGCACCACGTGGCACGCGAGTTTCCGACAGGTCGCGCCCTTCTCCAGTGGGTCGGGACCGACCTACTGCGCACCGCGGACCCGGACGTATGGATCAAACTACATGCCGATGCGGTGGCCAGATCGGCAGCCCAGATCGGCGCCAGGATCGTGGTGGCAGATGACTGCCGGTTCCCGAATGAGCGCCAGTACATCCGGGACGCCGGTGGGCTGCTGATCCGGCTGCGCAGGACCGACCAGGAGGCTGCGGCCAGCAGTCACCCGAGCGAGAACAGCCTGGGTGAGGACGCGGAGTATGACGAGGTGATCGAGCTACCGTTCGGATCAGTCGAGGAGCTGCAGGCAACGGTCGTCAACGTGGTCCGGCGGGAGTGGCCATCGGTACTGGGCCAGGACGATACCACGGTTGAAGCTATCCTCGGTTGGGCGGACGACTACGCCGCCGGCCACGCCACCATCTCGCGGGAGATCCTGGAGAAGCACGTGCAGGAGCTGGCGGCCGAGAACGCGCGGCTGCGCGAGATCCGCGAGCGCGAGGCAAAGCTCGAGGCCGCAGTACGGCGTGTGCACGAGATCACTGGCGAGCGCTACGAGGGCGATGGCTCCCACGAGTCGCAGCGTGACTTCCTGAACTGCATCGTAGACCGCGTGGCTGGTGCTGCATGGAGCGCACTCAATGCGCTACAGCGCGCGGAGGTCGGTGCCTCGGAAGACGCTAGCCTAGACGACTGCCGCCTGGCCGAGCCGACGCTGGCCGAGAGGTTCGCGGCGCTGCCGGCGGACCTGCAGTTGCCGGCGCTATCCGGGCGCGGCTGGCCAGAGCCATACGAGGTGAGCAGCGTGCCTGGTGGCCATACGGTCGTGCTGCACCACGGCAAAGCCCACTGGGATATGGGATCGCACCCATACCTCCTACCGGGTAGGGTCGCAAGTGTCGGCCGGTTCTCGGGGGACTTGGTACACCTCGCCGCCGCCGAGGCCATCGCGCGGCACCGGGAGGGGAAGCCCGATGCCTAGGTACCTCAACGGCCCCGACAACGCGATCGGATGGTGTGACTGGACCTGGAACCCGGTCACCGGGTGCCGGCACAACTGCACGTTCGGGCCAGCCCAGACGCCCTGCTATGCTCGGACCCAGTCGGCGCGGTTCGGTCTCTCGTTCGAGCCCGCGTTCCATCCGGAGCGGCTCAGCGCGCCCAGCCGGTTGGCGGCCGGGACCGACAGGCCCTGGCGCATCTTCGTGTGCTCGATGGCCGACCTGCTCGGCCAGTGGGTGCCAGGCGAGTGGATCGAGGCCGTGATCGACGTTGCGACCAAGTGCCCGCAGCACGTCTTTCAGTTCCTGACCAAGTCGCCGCTGCGCTACCGCGAGTTCGAGTGGCCACAGAACTGCTGGCTCGGGACTACGGTGACTGGCGCCAAGCACGAACGCTGGGGCGGCCGCATCGTGGACCTACTGGAGGGCCCGGCCAGCGTCCACTGGATCTCGGCGGAGCCGCTGGGTGGGCCGCTAGAGCTCGGGCCCTGGCTGGACCCGGGTAACCCTCATCAACCCGCGCGCATTGACTGGCTCGTCCTCGGTGGCATGACGGGCGAGGGTGCGGTCCAACCGGACGAGGCCTGGGTCGAGTCCATCGAGAGCGACTGCGCGGCCCACGGGGTGCCCGTGTATCACAAGAGCAACCTCGTGTGCCGGCGCGGCGATCGCCGCAGGACCGAATGGCCGGGGGTGGAGTGATGTGGCTACACATTCCCCCACTACCGGGCTCGCCCTATGTGCAGGGATCGGGGGCCTCGAGGCTGGCCTGCGCCGAGTGTGGCCAGGGCTGCGGACAGTCTGCTGGGTCGAGCGCGACCCCTACTGTGTCGTGCAGCTCGACAGACTCATGCGCCTCGGGCTCCTCGATGAGGCGGGGATCTGGGACGACATCACTACGTTCGACGGGCTGCCGTGGCATGGATCGGTGGATCTCATCTCTGCGGGCTTCCCGTGCCAACCCAGCAGCCACGCCGGCCTCCGACGCGGAGCCGCCGATGAGCGATGGCTCTGGCCTGACGTCGTCCGAGTCGTTCGCGAGGTGGGACCCCGATGGCTCGTGCTGGAGAACGTCCCAGGGCTGCTTACTGTCGGAGGGATCGCAAGTGTTCTCGGGTCCCTGGCCGAGATGGGGTTTTCTGGCCCATGGGGAGGCATTCAGGCTGCGGCCGCGGGTGCCTCGCAGTCGCGAGACCGGTGGTTCATGGTGGCGCACTCCAGCGGCGTCAGACTACAAGCGGGGGCACAAAACTCAAGAACTGATCGCCAGCCTCGGCCCCAAAGTGCGTGTCGGCCTCATGGACCAGACGAGTTGGTGGCCTGCACCTCTGGCGATCCGACGCGCAGACTGCCCGGCCGAGCGCGAGCGCCACTCTCCGTCGCTAGAGTCGGCGTCGGCGATCTGGATGGAGCGTTTCCTCCAGGACCTCTCGACCACCAGTCCTGGGCTCGTGTGCTTGCTGTCAGGCCAGAACTCGCGCCGGAGACACAATCTGGGTTTCCGGAGGTGGCTGATGGGGTTCCCGGAGCAGTGGATTGACTTCTCGTTGGGGTCGTGGTGCGATGGCATCCGGGCGACCGGGAACGCGGTGGTGCCCGCGCAGGCGGCACTGGCCGTCAGGGCGCTGCTCGGGATGGGCGGGGGTGCGCGATGAGCGCACCAAGGTGGCAGCCGCACGCACGGTATGCCGGACGCGTGCGCGAGAGTGGCATCGTTGTCGTCCTGACTGCGGCCCAGGTTGGGCGCTGGTTCGTCGACGTGTTCGATCAGAGCGAGTCTGGCTACATATGGACCGACACAGACGGACGTGACCATACTGCTGATGGGGTCGTGACCATGCTGGGGTTTCTCGGTCTTGACGAGCGCTGGGTATTGTGGACACGCGCCGATCGCGGCAGCCATGGTTACGTCTACGCAATGCAGGGCTGCCCCGGCGACCTCATCAAGATCGGTTACAGCACCAAACCTAGGCAGCGGCTCGCCCAGGTATCGAAGGACGTCAAGTGCCCGCTGATGCTACTCGGTTTCACTCATGGGAGCATGGCTCTCGAACGGTCACTGCACCATGAGTTGCGAGCCCATAGGGTGCACGGCGAGTGGTATGCGGATTGTGGCCACGTCCGTGACCGCCTAGCTAGGGCGGGGGTGCTCGGGTGAGCATGCTCGGCTCTGTCGGCGACCGGCGAGATGAGGCACAAACAAAGAGGCCCCCTCCGGAGGGGGCCTCTGAACCCGCGGGCATCCTCCCGCAGGGGCGCTACATGTTGACGACCCCGCGTCCTACCTGCGCACTGGCCGGTTGACCGGCTGCTCCGTCGGAGCGGCTCGGCCCCCATCCGGGGACCGTTCGGACACGGGGTCTCGGTGAATGGAGTATAGCATGGCGATGGGGCACGCGGTAGCGGGGATGATGCGAGCCAGGCCAGGCTGGCGGGTCCCGCAGGGCTACTCTGTCCTGCGCGGGGACGCGGGCGACAGGATGCTCAGGGTCTGTGGGGTGGGGCGGTGAGCAGATGGAACTCGAACAGGCTGATGGGCTTGGGCGAGCCAGCGGCGCCGCTGTTGATCTATGACGTGGATCCTCCGCGTTACCTGATGGTCGATGCGGTGCGGGAGCGGGTCATGCAGTGCGGTGCATCGGGCATGCCGTTCGTTGACGTCCATGGCTATCTGCCGCTGCCGGCCCTCTTGGCGTGGGTCACCGGCATAGCGGAGGCGCCGGGGGCAGTGTCCACCATTGTGTCCACGTGTTCGACCTGGGGGTTCCTGTGGTCGGGGTCTCGGCTCTACCGATTGCTGCGCCGCATTGATGGGCCGGCTAGGCTGTATCCCGTCAACCGGCACTGGTGCACTGGTGAGCAGTTGGCCCGATGGGTCCGGGAGGTGGCGGCATGTGGTTGACCCGGATGGTCCTGAACCCATTCAGCGCGCAGGTGAGGGCTGAACTCGCGAGCCCGTATGAGATGCACCGCACATTGGCGCGTGCGTTCCCGGATGGGGGAGCGGATGCCAGGGTGTTGTTCCGGGTCGAGGAGATGGTGCGCGGCCAGGATGGGCTCGTGGTCCCGATCCTCATCGTGCAATCTCGGTATGGTCCCGAGTGGTGCCTCGAGGGCGCACCGGATGCGCTGCGGGGGTATCTGATGCCGAGAGGCGTGGACGGCGGGGTGCTGCAATGCGCCGCCCTAGATAGCGAGCCGCCGACGCGTCGGCCAATCAGGTTCCGGCTGCGCGCCAACCCCAGTCGGCGCGATGTCAAAACGGGCAAGCGAGTGGCGCTCTCTGGTGGCGACGACGTGTGCCGATGGCTTGCCAGGAAGGGCGTGGAGTGCGGGTTCGAGCTGGCGGGCCTCGACATCGAGGGCGCCAGGTGGAATGAGGTGAGACGGCATGGCTCGACGGTGGCGTTCCGGTCCGTCGACTACCGGGGGGTGCTGCGGGTCCTGGATAAGGCGGCATTCCGCGAAGCGCGGTGCAACGGGATAGGACCAGCCAAAGCGTTCGGGTGCGGGCTGCTGCTCTGGGAGGGGATGGGCCCGTGAGACAGAGGCCGCTCAACCTGTTGGTTCGGGCACTACCAGTTGAGCCATGTTGCTGGATGCCAGCACACGTGCATGGGCCTGCGCGCAAACAGGCCATGCGATGGATCGACAACGCGTTTCGCCGGTCGCCCTACAGCTTAGACGATCTGCGGGCTGTGGCGCGTGGGTCGTTCTCGCATCATGGGTTCCATCCCGGTTGGGCCGACCGCATGATCGGCGTGATGAGCATGCTGCTCACTACCCCGGCATGGGCCCAACTCCGGCACTGCTGGGAGCATCCGAGGCACTGGATCCGGAGGGTGTCGTGATGGCCACGGGCGAGACGATCGGTTCCAGCACTTCCCCCGGGTGGTTGGCCAGAAGGGCGGGCCAGGCATGGCGGTTGACGTGAGGTGCCCGGTGCCCGGATGCAACAAGCTGCTGCACCGGATCGAGCGCCCCGCGAATGGGCACCTCGTCGAATGTAAATGCAGGTGCGGGGCCGTGTTCCACGTGCTGGTCGTCACGCAGTCGCCGGCCGCGTTCGACCGGCTACCCGGCGAGAGCGACAAAGCATATGCGGCGTTTCGGGCGTACCTGAGGCATGAGCCTGCCGTCCGGAGTCAGCAGATTGTAGCGCTGGAGTGTAGCAAGCATGTCAGTCAAGTCAATCGCTGGGCCAATCGCTGGGCCTGGCGGGCCCGCGCGGCCGCGTGGGATAGCTATCAGACCAGGCGGGCGCCGGCGTATACTGAGGGCGCGTAGGGAGGTACTGATGGGCGAACTTGAGGAGCTGCGGGCTGAGGCAGAGAGGCTGCGCCGGGAGCAGGTCGGGTACATCCTGGGTCTGCATCGGGTCGATGATGCCTGTCAGGGCATGCTGTGCCACCTGTACCCGGATGGCGTCGCAATGGGGGAGCGCTACAAGGACGCGCTGCTATGCCTCGGGGATGTCCAGCACATAGCAGATGCGGCTAACCGCGTGAACGGCACGGAACTGGGGCGTTACGTGGATGCCCTACTGGCGTGGCATAGGGCGTACGCTGGGGCGGGCGACGCGACAGAACCTCCACCCTCGGGCCTCGACGAGGCGCGGCCGTGGCTGACGTTGCATGCGATCATGGGCGTCTGTATGGGCCTGGCGTTGGTCGATGTGCAGAAGCACAGCCTCACGGAACTGGCTGTGGTGTACGCGAACGCGATACAGGAGATCATGCGCCTAGTGGCCCTGGGCGGGAACCGGGGCGGCAACGCCGTCGCGAACGAATATGAGGAGTTCTTGGCCTGGCGGGCCGAGCGGGCAAGCGGAGGTACCGATGGGCGGCTATAAGGCAGTGAGTCATGGCATGCCCGTATGGGTGCGTCCGAGCGACGGGGCAACTAGCGTGGCCGGCGTGCCCGAGGCGGGTCGTGAGGGCTCACGCATCAGTAGAGGCGAAGGAGAGCAGGTATGCCTACCACTGCCTCACGAGCTACCGGACGGCAGCTATGCAGGTGTGTTGCGCTGGTTCTGGAGTGCACCCAGGTTCGCGGAGTACCCTGAGCCTGGGCCGGTGGAGGTCAGGAAGGGCAATGAGGAGTTCCAGGACGAGCGTATTGGGGGCTGCGTGGCGACGTTGCGGCTCGGGGATCGGGAATGGGAGACTGCGTTCGAGGCCAGGTGGTGTCGTGCGTGCCTGCAGCAGCGCTGTGTGGCATGGGCTAATGGCATCATAGCGGAGGAGTGCAAGGCTCTGTCTGGGGCGGGTCGCGCCAAGTAGCGGGGGCGGAAGACAACTAGGCACCGAGACCCACGAGGTCCGGGTTGGCAGAGATGCTGGCCGGGGCCTCGTTTGCGTCGGGAGGCGGGCGTGAGACGGGAAAGCCATGGAAGGCTGCAGATCCGGGAAAGCCATGAAGACCGAGGCGCGGAGCAAGCGATGCGGAGCCAAGACACGGGCAGGCGGCCAGTGCAGACGGTGGGTGCTCCGAGGTCAGGAGCGCTGTCGGCTGCACGCCGGTCGTCCGATCACCCACGGGGCGTACTCGAAGTTCCTGCGCGAGAAGTGCAAGGGCTTGTCACCGTATGTGGATCTCGTCGAGGCCGCGGATGCGGAGGCCGGTGGGGTCACGCTTGCCGGTGAGACGCTGGCCATGCGGGCCCGGCTGGCCCAGGAGCTCGCGGAGGATGCACCGCCGCTAGACCTGGCGACATTGGCGACCGCGGCTCGCGGCCTGGTGGCCACCGACAAGGCGCTCGAGCAGCTCGTGCCGGCCTATGTGGCCATGGAGCACTTGAGGGAGACGTTGCGGGTTGTGCGCTCCAACACTGACACGGAGACGTTCGAAGCCATCACGGTCGAACTGGTCAGACGAGGGTTGGTATCCCGAGCTCCAGACCTCTAGTCCGGAGACCCGATGGGACCAACTGGCAGACCTCGATCTGGCGGCCGTGTTCTCAGGCCTGCCCGAGTGGGCAGAGCGGCACATCCGCGACGAGCATGACGCGCCGGTCAGCTACAGCAACAGGTTCGCGGTCGTGCGCGACATACTCCGCGATGCCTCGCGACGGATCGCCGTATCGGCGTGCACACAGGTTGGCAAGACCCAGGTGTTCCAGACCAAGATGGTCAAGCTCGGCAACGACGTCGGGATCTCTGGCGCCTACGTGATGCCCACCGAGGGCGACCGAGACGACCACTTCCAGGCGCGCTGGAAGCCGATGGTCGAGCACTCGCCGTGGCTGTCCGCACGCATCGGGAATGTCAACCGCGTAGGCCTGCAGATCCTGAACGGAGACGCGGGCCGGAGCCTCTTCTACTTCCTCGCCACATACGGGAAGTCGTCGGGGTTCTCGCGCGGGCTCGACGTCCTGGCGGTCGATGAGCCGGACCTATGTGACGGGCAGACGCTTGGCAACTTCGAGGGACGTCTTGGGGCCAGCCCGCTCGACATCCGGTGGTATGTCGGGAATCCCTCGCTGGCCGGGTTCGGGATCGGGGCCTACCTGAAGGACTCAGACTGGAAGCGCTGGTTCGTGCCATGCCGGTGCGGCTCCTGGCGGGACCTCCTGGCCGACTGGCCCGACTGCGTGGACGGGGAGCCGCCCTGGGCCCGGTATGTGTGCGTCGAGTGCGGGGCCGAACTAAGCGATGAGCAGCGCGTCGCGGGCGAGTGGCGACCAACGCAGGACCCAGGGACATACTCAGGGTATCAGGTGAGTCGCGTCGACTCGACCCTGCACTCAGCCAACCGCCTGATGCTGGACATTGCTGGCATCCATGCTAACACGTGGATCGTGGATCCGGAGCGCTACATCGAGACCCTGCTGCTCGGGCGCCCGTATGCGAGCGGCTCCGGCACGATCACCAAGGACATGCTGAAGGCCGCGATGGCACGCGGCCCCGCCCGGATGGTCTCGGTGATGAACGCCAAGGCCGGGGCAGCAGTCCGGGTGGGCGTGGACGTGCACCCAAGCTGGTTCTGGGTTGTGGCGCTGGATGGCTCGACCGTCATCCACTATGGGCGCCTGCCCCGTGACGAAACGTGGTCCACCCTCGCGGGATACCTGAACGACCTGAACGCCGGGTTCTGTGTGGTGGACCCACTGCCCGAGACCGCGCAGAGTGAGGCGTTCTGCCGGCGCATGAAGGGGCGTGCGGCGCGGCTCTGGTACCTGGATAGCGATGGTCGGGCGCCCGCCATGGTGCAGCAGAAGGACGGGGATCTCGCGTGGGAGCTGGAGGTCGACAGGACTGCCGCGCTGGATGCGGCCTCGAGGCTGGCGGCCTCGGAGGAGTTCGCCCTGCCGGCTGACGCGCCCGAGGTCGAGGCGCTCTTCGCCCACCTCACGGAGTCAATGCAGCGTGTGCTATGCCTCGATAAGCCACGCCAACGCGGGGGCATCCTGGACGCCTCGCAACTCAAAGCCAGGTACCGGTATGTATCCGAGGGCCGGAAGCCAGACCATTTGTGGCATGCGCTCTCATATGCGCTGATGGCCCAGCGGATCAAGCCGCCCCTGCATGGGATCACGGGATCGCCGGTCGCGCTCGGGCGGGCCACCAGGGCGTCCGCGATGCGGAGGGGGCGGTGACATGCTGGCCGTGACGGTTACGATCCACCGGAAGCAGATCGATGAGCTGATCCAGCAAGGCTATGAGATGGGCGGGAACCGCCGCGAGCTGCTGGAGACGCTCGGGGACGTGGTTCGGGTCGGGTTCGGGGACGAGTTTGCGGCTCAGGGCCGGCCGGCCTGGGCACCACTTCAGGAGTCCACGATCCTGGCCCGGCTCCGCCGGACGGCAGGCTACCAGAAGCGGGTGGCCACGTTGCGCGGGCGCCAGAAGGGCCTGGCGGGGTTCCGGTCCAGACTGGCGACATCGGCGTTCTATGCTGGGGGCGGGAAGCGGGCGCAGCGCCGGAAGCTGATCAGGAGTGCACAGGGCAGGATGGGACGGCTGGGCGCCGGGTTGGCTGCCTCGCGGCTGCGGTTCCTCGGGGGCGAGCACAAGATCCTCGAGGACACGGGCCGGCTGCGGCGATCGGTCACGGCCAGGCAGGGGCCGGGCTCGATCTGGCGCCGCACCGACAAGACGGCGTTCACGGGCACGAACCTCATGTACGCGGCCACGCACCAGCACGGCGATAAGAAGCGCGGGATCCCGGCCAGGCCGTTCGCGGTCGTGTCCGATGAGACAAAGGATGAGATGGAGCGGGCCACCTACTGGTGGGTCGCGGGCAAGCTCAAGCAGAAGCGAGGTCAACTGCGGCGCATGGGCGCCTAGGGAGTGTGAGCGGTATGGCTGACCGGAAGAGGCAACGGCAGCGGCAGCGGGCGGTACGGAGCGGCCCCGCGCCCACGATGGAGTTCGCGGCGCCGGCACCGCCAGTGGTGGACTCCGCCCCGAGTGCAGTGCCCGGCACCAACGAGGTGGCGCGCGTCGGCCGCAGCCGGCGCGGCCTGTTGGCCCGGTACGGCACCGCGCAGTACCGGGACCCCTCGACGTTGTCGATTACGGATCTGGAGCAGATCGCGCGGGACGCCACAGTGAGGTTCTGCCTCAGGTGGAAACAGCTCCTGATCAGCAGCCACGTGGGCGCCTATGAGGGGCCGGGCGACGAGGCGACCGAGCTGGTGGCGGCGGCCGTGGCCCAGATGGAGGGGACGTTGGGGCAAGTGATCCAGCAGGCCGTCTGGGACGGGCTCGTGTATGGGTTCGTGGTGGCGGAGCGCGTCTACGGGCCGGTGCAAACGCCGCGCGGCGGGACAGCGTGGGGGCTCCGGAAGCTCAAGATTGTGAGCCCGCACACCATCTACCCGACTGGCATCAGGTGCGATGAGTTCGGGAACCTGGAGGCGCTCGTGCAGTACCCGGGCAGCCAGGGCGAGATCCCGCTCCCGCTCGACCGCATGGCGCTCTGGACCCCGTTCGAGGATCATGGGAACCGGTGGGGCGCCAAGGCTCTCGAGGCCGTGCATGCCTCCTGGCAGGTCAAGGGTGAGATCGCGTACCGGTTTTTGCCCCAGCACCTGGAGCGATTCGGGATGCCGATCACGGTCGGGACACTGCCACGGGAGGAGGCATTCGTGCCGGTCACGCTCCCGGATGGCCGGGAACTCACCATGATGGATGTGCTGGGCGAGGCGCTGGATGGGTTGGCCTCCAGGGCCTCGATCGTGGTTCCGCGTCCGGAGGGGTTCGACGGCAAGGTCGTCGAGTTGCTGTATCAGCCGGCGGCCGCGGGGAACAGTGGGTTCAAGGAGGCCTGGCAGGCCTATGACAACGAGATGTTCAAGGCGCTGCTGACACCATCACTGACCGCGCAGGACAGTCAGCACGCCACGAGGGCGGCCACCCAGAGCCACGCCGATGTGGCCATGATGGACCCGGAGGACATCGCGACGCGGCTGGCCAGTGAGTTCCTGGTCGAGCAGGTCGCGCGTCCGTTGGTGGAGCTGAACTACGGTCCTCAGGCTGACTATGGAGTCTGGCACGTGGAGCCCTTCACGGAGGCGGACCGCAAGACCGAGGCCGAGATCGTGGAGATCATGACGGCCTCGGGTTACATGAGTCCCGACCGACCCGAGACCTGTGCCTATGTGGCCGAGCAGGTCGGGGCCCCGGAGGACGTGATGGGGCCCAGCGAGGCGCCTGCTGTGCGGGCGGGCGCGGCCGGGATGCAGCCGGTCGCGCCGGGGGTGGAGTGATCTGGGGCCCTGCCCCAGACCCCGCCGAGGAGCCAGCCCCTCGGAACCCGTTCGTGGGGCCCTGCGGCGGAAGACCTCACCCCCGGCCCCTCTCCCACGGTGGGAGAGGGGAGGAAGGCAGAGGCGATGGCGAGCAAGCACGCATATGAGCGGGAGACCGAGGCGGTGGCGGACGACCTGGAGGCCGTGCTGTACGTGGAGCTCGACCGCATCAGGTCGGCCGCGATCCGGCGCTTGGGTGCACGGCCGAGGCTGCGCCGGTTGCCTGGGCTGGACCAGTGGGAGCGGGCATTCCGGGATCACGCCAGGCTGGCACTAGCGCTCGGGTGCGGGATCGGGGCCGGGGAGGTCCGGCGTGCCACTCGGGGCAGGCGGTGGTCCGAGGCCGGGCTGGTGGCACGGTTCGATGACGACGATGACGACGAGGCCGCCCAGGAGCTGAAGCGCGAGTGGCAGCAGCCCAGGATCGGGCGGACGCATCTCGGGACGCCGCTCGAGGCTAGGGTGAAGCGCCTCAGCCAGGCGGACCGCGAGGGCTTGGCCCTCGTGCCCCGCGCGGCCCTGGATGCCGCGGACCAGTACTCGATGAAGCTGGCGGGCGAGATTGCCGAGGCCACCATGACCAAAGTGAAGGAGATCATTGGCCAGGGGCTGGCGGACGGGATGTCGGGGCGGGCGATCACCCGAGCCCTCGAGGCCGAGCAGCTCCCTGATGATGCCGGGGAGGGTTGGCCCAGGCACCGACTTAGTCGGATCGTACGCACGGAGACGATGCGACACCTCAGTGCAGGTGAGCTGGTGGCGACGTTCGCCTCGGAGGCCGTGGAGGGCTGGAGGTACTCGGCCATCCTGGACATGCGGACGAGCGATCTCTGCCGGGGGATCGACGGGCTGTTCATCAGCAAGTCCGCGATCGCGGAGGGCATGTTCGGGTGCCCGCCGTTCCATCCACACTGCCGGACCATCATGGTGCCGTGCTTTGCGTGGCAGAAGCTGGGCGAAGAAGTGGACTGGGAGAACCTACCCGGGGGCGCTAGCCTGACTGTGATCCGGGGGAGCCGGATGGGGACGGTGGACGTGCCCCTGCAGGAAGTGCCGCGGGCGGCGTAGGCCGGCTGGGGTATTGACGTTCCGTGACGGCACGGCCACAATGAATGCGAGGCGCTGTAGCTGGCGCCGTTGACAACCTGGACGCGAGACCCATGAGGCCCTTGCTGGCAGCGATGCCGGTGAGGGCCTCTTTCGTTTTTGGACGGTGGGATGATGGCGGGCCTGGTGAGGTGTCGGTTCGGCGGGGAGTTCGGCGAGTTGCGGCGCGCCGGCATCTTCGCACCCGGGGCATTCACGATCGCGGGCAAGCGCGAGGTCTACGACGTGGCGCGCATTCAGGGCATCGCGGAGCGGACGCGTGCCAACGCGGCCAGGTTCCCGACGTTCGACCGGCTGCCCGTGAAGCTCGGGCACAGCGAGTCGCCCGAGTCGCAGGTGGGGTGGCTGGACCCCGCGACCCTCGAGGTCGCGCCCGATGGCCAGATGACGGCCGAGGTGGATCTCACGGAGCCCGACGCTGCCGCCAAGGTGGCGCGCGGGACGCTCCGGTGGGTCTCGGTCGAGATGTATCGACCGGGCGAGTTGGACGAGTCGACCGGGGAGCCGATCGGTGAGGCGTTGCGGGGGCTGGCGATCGTGCCGCATCCGCGCAACCGGCAGATCAGGGGCATGGATGTGAGCTTCGCGGAGGAGCTCACCGACGCGGGTGGGTCGGTGCCCACTCGGATGGGAGAGCCTATGACGCTCAAAGAGAGGCTGCTACGGGTGAGGGACTGGCTCGCCGGGCTACTGGGCCGCGAGCCCACAGTGGACGAACTGGCTGACGGCGTTGACGCCGCCGGCCTGTCGGCATTCGGCGAGCCCCCGGGGCCGCCCAGTGAGGAGTGTGAGGTTATGAGCGGACAGACGAAGGCGCCGGTGGCGCCGGAGCCGACCACGCCTCCGGCGGCCGCCCAGTGGGCTGACATGCCGCCCGAGGTGCAGGCCATGTTCACCGAGATGGCTGAGCGCACCCAGGCCGCGGAGGCCAGTGCCGCCGAGGCTAACCGGCGCGCCGATGAGGCCGCGGCGCAGACGGCCGAGCTCGCGGGCCGGGCGTTCGCGGAGCGTGTTGAGAGCAGGCTCGAGGCCAGGGTTCAGGCAGGCTTCCTGGAGCCAGCCCGGCGGGACCGAGTGCGCGCGATCGCGCTGCAGTTCGGGGATGCCGCGACGGTTCGGTTCGCGGAGGACGCGGACCCGGTCAACCTCCTGGATGCGCTGCTGGAGCTCTCGGAGCGTCCGGTGAGCGCGTTCGGGGAGACGGCACGAGTGGAGCAGAACCCGGGCGGCACGGCAGCGCGCGACCGTGCCAGAGCCGAGGCGGCCGAGGTCGTCAAGCGACTTGGAGGCGGTGAGTAGCATGGGTATCGCGAGCTTCAACATCGGGGTCACCTCGGCTGCGTCGTACCGGAAGCGCCAGATCGAAGGGAATGCGATCGAGTACGGGACGATCGGCTCGACCGCTGTGATTCCCGACGGGTCCGTCCGGTCGACGTTCCTCGAGTACGGGCTCCTGATGGGCAAGAACTCCAGCACCAGCAAGTGGTACCCGATCCGCGGCACCACGCTCTCGGCCGACGAGGCCCAGGGCCAGACGGTGCTGTCTGTCACGCGGCCCGGCATCTTCCAGGCTGGCGACAACGTCAAGATCGTGGCTGCCGACGGGACCCCGGCCGAGCAGGACCTCGGAGCGGTGGTAACCGTGGGGGCCAGCACGATCACGGTCACGAACGCGCTCACAGATGCGGCAGGGTTCGCGTCCGCGGACTGGATCTACTGGTCGCCCGCGACCGACTACACACAGGACGTCGCGGTCGGTGTCCTGATGGCTGAGTTCGGGGTCGACATGCTGAACCCATCGACGGGCGTGGCCGAGGACAAGACGGGCCAGCCGATCCTGATCGGGTTCGACGGCAGGATCTTCGACCAGACGGTCATGCGTCAGCTCAACTCGTTCGCGAAAGCCGAGGCTGAGCTGGAGTCGGCGTTCGGGATCAAGCTCTTCTACTAGGGCCAGCGAAAGGAGGCATCACGCTCATGATCATCGCGACCGAAGTACAGGACTTCCTCCAGGGAGCGGTTGAGGCCATCAAGCCCAACGCTGGCTTCTTCAGTTCGCTGTATACGAAGAGGCCTACCGAGAGCCCGACGGTCACGTACGAGCGCTACCTCGAGGGTAACGCGAAGCTAGCCAGGTTCTCGCGCAACGGGCAAGAGGCCAGGAAGGTCGGGGACCAGGGCCGGACGGCCGTGGCCGTCGTGGCGCCCAGGCTGCGGGAGAAGTGGCTCGCGACCGGGGCCGAGAAGCGGTTCCTCCGCAGTGTGGGAACCGCGAACGAGCCGGTCGGGCAGTCGAACGTGACCAGGCAGCTCATGGAGACGCGCCGGAACTTCGAGCGCGCCCAGGAGTACATGGCGGCCAAGAACCTGCTGGCCGCGACCTACACGCTCACCATGCAGGACGGCTCGTCGTTCACGATCAACACCGGGATCCCGGCCGCACAGGTGAGCGCGACCGTGACGGCCAGTTGGGCGACCGCCGGCACCGACATCGTGGCGCAGCTCGACACGCACGCCGACACCGTGGAGGATGCGTGGGGCGTGCGCCCGACCCGCATGCTCATGAACATGTACACCTGGCGCACCACCTGCGCCAAGAACACCGAGTACCAGGCGTGGGCCAAGCAGAACCCGGCCGTGGCCCTGCAGGAAGTCACGGGCGCACGTCAGCGGGACTTCCTGGGCTGGCCGGTGGACATCGTGGGCGCGCCCAGTGGCGGGAACCGCTACGACACGACCGACTACGGGGCAACGGCCTCGATGGCCAACTTCGTCCCGAACAACACGGTCGTGATGCTCCCGGAGGACGCGGGCAGTCAGTTGCTCATGGATTGCTTCGAGTGTCCCCCCGAGGACGACGCCCCGCCAGGCGTGACGGGCTGGTTCAGCAAGGCGTGGGACAACGAGGATCCGCCCGGCACCTGGTACATGCTCCACTGGCAGGGCATCTTCGTCGTGCGCAAGCCGGCCGTGATGGTCCTGACCAACAACACCGCAACGTAGACCCCCCTCCGCCCGCTGTGGGCGGCGGCGCCAACCGTCGCCCACAGCACCCCATGAAAGGGGACTTGGGATGGCGACCACGATCTTCGAGAACGACGTCGTCTGCCGAGGCAAGTTCGTGGCCATCGGGGCGACCAACCTGCAGGGCAATGTGGAGGTGGTGGCAGCGTTCGTGCCGCGCGAGTTGGCCTCCGATCCGCTCGACGCCACCCCTGCCAATAGGCCGGCCGCGCTAGTAGTGCATGAGTATGCGGCGTACGGGAACGAGTTGTACCGGTGCACGAGCGCCTCGACGCCAACCTGGGTGAAGATCCTGGATGGTGCCGGCAACGAGGCGGTAGCGGGCAGCCTGACGGTGACGGGTGCGCTGGTGGCCAACGGCAATGCGACGTTGGGGAACGCGGGCACGGACCTGATCGACTGCACTGGGCGCTTGTGCATCACCAGGGTCACGGATGCTGGCCCCATGACGGCGACCGGAGGCACGGAGGGCGACCTCGTCTACAACGAGTCGGACTCGAGCGTGTACTTCTGCACGGTCACGCATGGAAGCGCCGCAACCTGGGTCAAGGTCATTGATGCCAGCGGAACAGAGACACTCGCGGCGCTGACTGTCACCGGGGCCCTGACCGCCAACGGGGACGTTACGCTGGGTAACGCCGCGACAGACGTGATCGACTGCACGGGCCGGCTACGCATCACTCGTGTTACCGACGCAGGCCCCATGACCGC